TTTTTAACTTCTTCTATAGTATATTTTCTTGACATTTTATTTTTCTCCTTTTATATTCTCTTTAAGAATGTTTTCAATATTATCAAATTCTGTATAAGGAATTCTAATAAGCTTTATATTGTTTGCTTTACAATAATTATTCTTAATATTATCACGTTTTTGTTGTTCTTCAAATTTTTCACCATATCTAAAAGTATTCTTAGAATAATGTTGTTCTCCATCATACTCTATACAGATATTATAATCTTCTAAGTAGAAATCAAATGATAAAGTTCTTTTATATTTACAATCATTAAATTTATATTCAGACTTATGATTTATATTTAATTCATTTAATATAGAATCTATTTTTTCATTACCTTTAGATCTTATAGTACATATATTACATCCACAACCTTTTAAAAGATTTATAGGATATCCTTCAAAATAATGACCACACTTTCTACTATACATTAATATTTTAGTTTTATTATTTATATAATCTCCTATAACTTCCATTTCATCATTAAATATTCTTTTAATATCATCTTTAAATTCTTCAGTAGTTTTAGTTTTTAATTTAGTTCTATTTATTATAGCACATTTATGACATTTTTTACCTGCTTGAAATACATAAAGACTTCTTTCAAAGATATTATTATTACATTTATTACAATTATGTCTTATTAATAAATGCTGTCTATTATTTAAATACTCTTTAGATAATAAAGTATATTCACCATTTTCTTCTATAATATCTTTAACTTCTTTATAAGTTAATTTTCTAGGCATTAATATTCAACTCCTTTTTAAGAATCTTTTCAATATTATCAAACTCTGTATATGGAATCCTAATAAGTCTTATATTATTTACTCTACAGTATTCATTCTTAATTTCATCATGTTTTTTAGTAATATTTAATTTATCCTGATTATATTCTTTATCATTTTTATATCTAGCTTTATTATAATGTAATTCACCATCATATTCTATACAGATATTATAATCTTCTAAATAAAAATCGAACGGTAAAGTTCTTTTATCTTTACAATCATTGAAACGCTTTTGCTCATTAAATTTAATATTATTATTTAATAAAAAAGTTCTTACATTATTTTCTCCTTTAGATGTTTTACATTTAGGACATCTATAATTATTATTCTTAAAATCATTTAATGACATTTCAAATATATTATCACATGATAAATGTTTAATTTTTAATTTTTCATTTTTATTGACATACTCTTTAGAAATTAATTCATAGTCATTTATTTTATTAAAATACTTTTGAATATCTTCTATTGTATATTTATGCTTAACTCTAGTACATTCACATCTATGATTATTATATAAAAAATTATCGGGTCTTACATTATAAATATTACCACATGATTTATGTAATAAGTCTACATTAGTTTTTAAATTAATAAAATCACTGACTAACTCATAATCATTATCTAAAGTTTTAAGATTAATAAAGTCTCCTATTAATACATAATCATTGTCTAGTTTATTAATAAAGTCTTCTTTAGTCATTTTAGTAACTGTTTTATTAGTTTTTCCATCATTTTTATTCTTACAGTAAGGACAACGATTATTATTATTTAAAAAATTACCACTTCTCATTTCAAATATATTATTACATATATTATGCTTTATCTTAATTTTCTCTTTATTATTTTTATATTCATTTGATAAACAAATATATTCTCCATTATATTTATTATAAATCATTTCTTTAATATCATCAATAGTATATTTTTTTGACATTATAAATCAACTCCTTTACTTAATAATATAAATATTTAAACTTTAATGAAAAAAAAAATACCCCCTAATTAAAGGGGGTACATTGAAGTTGTTAGATAGAATAAACTCGTTCGAGTTTTTCCATGCCTTCAATATTTCCTTCAAGAGCATAACGCTCCCAAAGCTTTTTGATAGCAGCAGTTGCAGGCTTTTTGTTTCCTGTCATGTTACGGATATTCTCCGCCATTTTTTCATCCTGCTTTCTGTTTGCTTCAAAGACCTTGTTCAGGTCACTCATCATGTTATTGTTGTTCATTTCAAAGATATTGTTCATTTTTTTTTCTCCTTTAATAAAATTAATTTTTGGGTGTATGTGAATAATATAACGACACTCTACAATTCAATTTAAAACAGCTTAGCGAATATGTAAGAGTGTCGTTATTTTTTATTGTTTAGATTATGATGTTTTCATAACCATAAACTTTACCGTACCGACAAGAGCTTCAAAGTCTTCTTCATTGTCGATGAATCTGCGAATGGAAAGCACTGCGGTGAATTCTTCATTAACTCTAACCAGATGGCAAAGATTACCGTTTCCGTAATACTTTTCATTCATAAGAAGATTTACATCCTTCTCCTTAACGTTAAAGAAAAGATCTGCTACAATATAGTCATCATTTCTTCCTCCCTGAATTGTAACCATATTGCGAGCTTCATCATCTTCAATGACGATTCCTACAAACCAGTCATCATCGTTATTGTTGAAGGATTTTACAGTTCTTATGTCCTTTTCACCTGTTGCAGCAACTTCTAAAACTCTTTTTACAATCATTTTGAAATCTTCAACAGAATTAATAGTAAACATAATAAACTCCTTTTGAATATTAACTTGTACTATTTACCTACTCTTTTCTCATGTATATTGGTATTATATCTTTTCAACCATACATGTTTTTCGGGAACATACAAATTTCTAGTAATAAGGCTACTAGATTCATACTCATCCTTATTTGAATAGAATATAAATTATTCTTATTCACAATTATAATATATATTCAGTATTATAATTAAATACAGTCAATAATTTTTACTAAAAAAAAAACGCACCATTACAGTACGTTTTTTTAATCATTAGCATCATTCTCCTTTCCACACATTTTATTGGTTAATCTTTTGATGCATATAGTTTATATATATGCTCACCCTCACTTTCTTTAAGGCATACTCCACCAATAATAGTAGAAACGACATAAAGCTTTTTATCCATGATGAGATTAAGAATTGAGGATACAGCGTTTGTTATGCGTTTAGAATAATCGATATCACGATCAACGCTAGCACAATAACGTTTGCAATTCAGTGTACAAATACGAATATCATCACTTTCACGATCATATTCCTCAACACAATCTATAGACTCATCATAAGATAAATCATAGATCGTTTTTTCTCCATTATCTTTTTCAAGAATAATGGAATTGGATAAGATTAAGCTCTTAGCCATATTTTCATCCAATTTGATTTCGGGTATTTCAGCTAAGCCTTCTTGAGTGTTTTTCATATTAGCATGTAGCTGATAAGTACTCAGGATAAGCGGAAGTTGAAAAGTGAACATATTCACACATTTTTCTTTACTCTCTTTAGCCCGATTAGTCATAATGACCTCCAAGATATATTTGTACTAATTTACCTTTACTCTGTTATCTCTTATATGGTATATATCTTTTCAACCAAGAGTTTCTTCGAAGGGAACATACAAACTCCAATATTTATTTAAGTGCTTATTGGATTTAATTATCTGCACTAGTAAGCGAATATAAGTAATTAAATACTTTATTCACGATTATAATATATATTCAGCATTATAATTAAATACAAAAAAAAAAATACATAAGCTTATTTAAATAAGCTTATGTATTAAATTAAAATTTATTTATTTTAGATTACATTAAGTACAACTTCAATGTAATTACATATTGAATGAATTTCTTTATTGATTTCTTCATTTGATAAAGTAAGATTAAAATCATGTGTTAAACTATGTTCACAATCAATAAGATAAAGATTAATATTAGAAGAAATTTCTTCCCCTTGTTTAAACATATTATAAATTCTTTCTGAATCAAGTTTTTGATGAGCAAACTGAAGGCTAGATGTTTTAGAAAAACTATAAATAAATGAAAAAACATCTTTTTCAATACATACATGCTTATAAATCATATTATTAGTTTTTATATTATTTTCTTCATAAATATAAATTTTCTTATCACTCTTTATACAAGATGCAATCATAACACTTACAAAAGCTTCAAAATCTTTTTTACATTTAATTATCATAATAACTCCTTTTAAAACACTAATTCAATATAATTTTTAACTTTCTCAATTTCTGAGATAAGATTCTTTTTATAAATTTGATATCGAGATAGTAATATATTATTAAATTCTCTATCATTTTGATAATTTATTTCCGTTATTAATTCGTCAATAGTATCACCAATAGTATCACTATTATCAGTAATTGATATATCTTTTAGTTTAATATCATTAAAATTATTTACACTATTATTTTTTTTATTAATTAAAAGAATATGTTCAAATGTAATATATTTATCATCGCTATATTCTTTAAGAGAAAATATAAATAAGTTTTTTCCAATAAAAATATAATAATCATTAATATTAGCTCTAATTATAATAGAATTCATTTCAATTGATGATACTCTTTTAATAACTGCA